GTCCTCGCTTTGATTCGGTACTTCCGTGGGCATGTTGCCGGTGTAGCCGAGCAGGGAACGACAGTGGTCGGCTGTCTTTTCGTATGCGTTGACTTGTCCCCTCACGACACCGTATGCGTCCATGTCATGCTGCATCAGAAGAGCGTTCGCCAGTCTCAGGCCTTCCGCTGCTAACTGTTCGCACCAGTCGATAATCTCTTGTAGGGTCTTGTCTTTCTCGGTGACGTTCACTGCCATCACTTGCTCCTATTATCGAAAATGATTATCCGTTCACTTACTTGGTGGTTTCGGTTCCATGTTCATCGAATGGGACTGCCAGCTTCACGTGGCTGTACATGATCGCGATGCGAGCCGGTTCTTTAAACCACGTAATGCTTTCGGAACAATCCACGTATCCGCAAGCAAGCCCGTAGATACAGTCACACCGCTCTTTCCATCCGCTTTTCAGGTAATATGCTTCGTTCGTATCGAGTTCCACGAGCAGCCCCATGTCATGCGGGAGGAATTCCATACGTAGACCCATGTCATGCGGGAGGGGTTCTGACACACTGCTCTTTTTCGTGTCCTCGCTTTGATTCGGTACTTCCGTGGGCATGTTGCCGGAATAGCCGAGCAGGTGACGGCAATGTCGTATGACCAGTGTCAGTGTGTCTGCCTTCACGTTGTTGACGTTAACGTTGGCGTAGAAGTCGCCTTCCGGTGCGTTGCGGAGCTTGTTGGCGAGGCCGGCACACCAGTCGATGATCTCGTTGAGCGTCTTGTCTTTCTCGGTGACGTTCACTGCCATTTAGAACACGTCCCATTCGTTGTCGGTCTGGTTGGATGAGTCGGTCGGGCCGAACTGGTCTGTTCCCGGCCATTGGTTGCCGGATTGCTGGTCTTGCTGAGACTGTTGAGTCTTGGCTTTCCGCATGGCGAGACTGATGGTCGCGTGTTCGATGACGAAGTCGGTGCGCGGCTGACCGTGATTGTCGGTGCCGGTCTTCCATTTCAGGACGCCATCAATACGGACGGGCGCGCCCTTGCGTAACATGCGTTCGTATGTTTCAGCAAGCCTCATGTCGTACTCGAAGATGGTCGCCCACATGGTGTCGTGGTCTACCCATTGTTTCGTGTTTTTGTCCATGTGTCCGCCTGTGGCGGCGACTCGGATGAGCAGGTATGGGGTGCCGTTGCGGGTCTGTTTGCGTTCGGGGTCTGCCGCCAAGCGTGCGAGCGGTAGCGTGATTCTTGGGTCATTCATCGTCGATCGTTGCTCCTATGGGTAGTGGTGTGATGTTGGGATTGAAATAATAGCGGTGGCCCACCTTGATGTATGGCAGTCGTTTCTCACGGCAGTATCTGCGTACCGTTTGCACGTTGAGGTGCCAGCGTTCCGCGTACTGCTCCACCGTTGCAGTGTAGTCTTTAGCGTACATGATTTAAATATACATCAAATTGTTTCCGATTGCAAGCGGTGTTGTCGTGATATATAATAAATATGCACGCAAAAACAAGTAAGCGCCTCCCCGAGAGAACTGAAGGGAGGCGCTAACAGAAAGGTGGAAATATGTCCGATACGAGTATATCACAGAACTCGGGTTTTTCGATGCTGCCGAATTGGGCGGTGGATGATGACCGGTTGGGCGGCTACGACCTGCTGGTGTACATGGCGCTGATACGTCACGCCGACAACACCGGCGTCTGCTGGCCCAGTTTGGAGCGGCTGGCGAAGATCGCGCGTTGCTCGCAGCCCACGGTATCCAAGAGCCTCAACGTGCTGGAGCAATTGGGGTACATTCGACGGGTCAAGTCAGATGGCAGGGCCAACCGGTATCACGTTTCGCTGTGGAAGCCCACTCCAAAACCGGGTTATGACCATGTATCGACCCCAAAACCTGCTTTTGACCCCCCAAAACCTGCTTTTGACCCACCCCAAAACGAGGTTTTGACTAACAATACCCAGAAGAACAAAACCCAAGAACAATACTCGCGCGACAAAGAAAAAATAACAGTCGCCTGCCACTCATGGGACACCCTCAATGCGCTTATGGCATTGTGGCCGAAGAAGTGCAGGGTGTCCGACGATTTCCTGCGTGACTTTAATCAGGCGTTCGATGAGGTCGGTGCCGACTCGCTTATGAGGGCTGCGAAGCATTTCGTGGAATCGTGCGAGGGTACACCGTTGCAGTATGTGCGTACTCTGCCCGTGTGGCTGGCCAATCCGATTAATTGGAGGGTTCAGAAGCAGAATCAGCGAAGTGAAGCTCAGTTGTCGAATTGGATGGCCCATAGGCTTCCTGATTCCATGTCCGCCGATGTGGCGACCGTTCTGAGGGCGAGGCGTGCGTATTGGAGTGCGTCTGGCGGTGTGGAGGCTCTGGAGCGTGAGTTCTTTTCCGAGGTCGGCGGTGATGGCGCGCCTAACTTGACCCGACAGCCCAATAGTGATATAATGGGTATATCAAGCGATAGGGCTTGATCTATTCCATAAGGAGGACACAATGAACGAGACCCACATCCAGACCATCCGCGGCGGCATCCAGCGCGTCATGCACCTTGCCAAAGATCACTGGACTCAGGAGCCCACACAGTGCGGCTTCAACTACCATCACGAACTCTACGGGTATATCCCGGTCTCCAAACTGTCCAAGCTGGTCCGGGAAGCTCGGAACGAAACATGGGAGGAATACGCTTGGCTCTGCTACGAGAACCGCTACCTGACTCTGGAGCAGATGGCCGCACAGATGCTGGAGTGTGGAAGCTTTACGGAGTTTTCCACTCTGCTGCACGAAACCTTTGAGCAGGAATCTCAGATTGAACAGCATCACACTGTCGCAAAAGTATTCACACTGTCGCAAAAGTATTCACACTGTCGCAAAAGTATTCGTCAACATTGACGGCACCGAATATCGCACCATCTGACATAGCAAAGGAGAAACAGAAATGGGAAACGCCACGGAAATCACTCTCGAACAGGCCCGCGACATGATTCGCAGCATCGACGACCGTCTACTCCCCGAATGCCGCGACTTCGACACGTACACCGAGACAGACGTTATCTGGCGTATCGGAGATTACGGGTATGTTGACGCCGACGTGTACGAGCAGGCGTTCAAGGATTATGAGGAACGTAACGGGGAGACCGAGTGGGCGCGCCCCATGTACGTTCTTGAAGGCAACCAGCCGATCCACCTCGAATACTTCGTGGAAGCGTACAACCTCGGCGGGATGCCAATGCTGAACGGGCTTCTGGACGCCCAGTTCGACAACGGGAACGCGGATGAGGTGTATATGACGAACGGCGAGGCATGGCCGATCTGACTTAATGCATGTCCTAGCGTCCTAGCCATACGTCCTAGCACGTCCGGCTAGGGCGCTGGGACATGTGATATATTATATATATCAAGCAAACGGCTTGAACTTATACCACAAACGAGGAGTATCAAAATGCGTAAAACACAATACTATGACACTGCTCTCAAGGCAGCCGAAGCAGTACCGGTCATCACAAAAAAGTGTGCGGGAATCGAGGGCATGGAATACGACATCGAGGAATACACAACGCCGGATGCGTATGATGATCCGTTTCCACCGGCCGCGACGTGGTGGACCGCGTGGTTTGCCTATGGCAAGAGCTGGAAGACCCTTAAGGATGCGCAACGCTTTTTAGCGTTGCAGCTCCAATGTCACGGCAAGGGCCTTGCGGATTATGCGAGGCAGTTCCGTATCGTCGCCCGTAAGAGCGAGGCGTGAAGGCTGCCTAGATTGTCGCGACCGCCCCCCAGCAATGACGAGAAATACAGGCATCAGTTTGTAATATCACACAACATGTGATATACTTTATATATCATCACACTATCAGAAAGGAACATTGAGATGGCAACCAACAACCTCAGCAACAAGTTCATGAAAGTCCTCAACGAAGTACCCAACTTCGTGACCGACGAAACCGCGCAGGCAGGCAAAAAGACTTACAAGTATCTCAACCTCGCCACGATACTCAAGACCATCAAACCGGTTTTCGAGAAGCACGGGCTGGCATTCAGCCAGCGCGTCACGTTCGACAACACGGGAGAAGCGCGGCAGGTCATCGGAACAGTAGAGACCATCATATTCGACGATGAAGAACAGATGGTGGCCTGCTCCTACCCGTTCTTCGTGACCGGCGACCCCCAGCAGGTCGGCAGCGCGATCACCTACGCACGCCGCTACAGTCTCTACGCGGTGTTGGGCATCTTCCCGGACAAGGACGATGACGGCGCGTATGCCAAACAACGATACGAGACCGCAGACCGTACTATCAGCGCCAACCAGTACGCCGAGCTAGTCAAGGCGATGAACGCACACAACATCCCGTCCGAGTCGCGCGGCGAGTACATCAACGGAACCCTGAACCGTCAGGTCAGGGGATGGAAGGAACTCACGCAAACCGATTTCCGGAAGCTGATGGACGGACTCACGGAAACCGATTTACAGAATCTGATGAACTCAGTCAACTGAACATGAAAGGAACACAACCAATGTACATCACACTGTACGCGGCAGACAGCCAGCAGATCGTCCTCGACGCCATCAAGGACACCGAGACCGCCAAACCGCTGTTCATCAACCACTACACATTTGACGGAAACAAGACCAGTGTCATAAGCGAAGTGCTGGACAGTATCCCGGAAGCAGTCGCTAAAGACCTGCTATGCATCATCAAGTACATCCACAAGTTCTACCCTGAATCAGGGCAAACTGACATGGGAGTGCCGGGTTGCAGCGCACTGGTCATGAGCATGGAACCTACTCCATTGCACAGGGATGACGCCGATGAAATCGTGGGTATTTTCCAATTCGGAACCGATCTAAGTGATCTGACCATATGCGTTCCGAACATGGATTACGTCAACTTTGCCCATATGCTCATCGACCACATGTACAAGTGCGTCAAGGCGTATATCGATGACCCGCGCCCCATGTCGGAGAAGATGGGCGAAGAAATCGAAAAGGAATTGGAGAATCTGAAATGAATCAACAGAAGAACAACAGCAAGAACAAGCCTTTCGGCGTAATCGACGCTATTCGATACATGATGTTCACGGCGATAGGGCTGTTCATGTCAGGGGCCGGGTTCGGAGGATGCGTGGTCTGCTCCGTGACTCAGGGATGTTCATGGACTATCGTGTTTCCATCCCTAGTCATGGTGCTTATTGGGGCCATTGTGGTTATGCTCAGCATTATCAACATGATTGACGACATAGAGTCCAGTAATAGTGGTGTGTGATTTTTCCGAGACACGCCATGTTGCTCAACCCCATCACATTGTGATATATTATATATATCAAGCACAGGGCTTGATATATGACCCAAGGAGTCGAAATGAAAAACGCCAACATCTTCACCGTTATCAACGATTATCTCAGCGAATACAGCGAGATAACGGAAATCAACTGGGCGTCCGAATACGTACCGAATGACACAGCAATCATCGAGTTTGCTGGCACCAAGCTCAAGTGCAGTGTGTCGGTACAACCCGAAGAACACTGCTTCCTATTCTCCGTGCTCTGGGAAGATGAACCAATATATACGGATGGATGCGTGGAATACAGCGAGAAGCTGGACACCGTAGATTGCGATGAATCACTGCTCAAGAACACAGCGCGTGATTTGTTCAACGAAATGAACACCATCATCAAGCAGTACGCTCCCCGCTTCGCATGACACATACTTGTGGGCGGGACTCGTCACCCGCCCACACCCAACCGAAAGGACAACATCAATGAAGATCATCAATGTATCGCAAGCCACCGAAACCGAGGCATGGCTCGACGAACGCATGGGCCGTATCACCGGCACCAAAAGCGTCGGACTCGCCTTGGAACACTACACCCAGACCGACGTGGAAAAACTCGTAGCATACCGAGACAAAGCGTTGGAACAGGCGAAGAAAGCGAAGACGCCCGACAAGGCCAACGAGTATTACAGCAAAGCTCAGGGGTATGACATCAAGATCACCGAAGCCGAAGCAAAGAACAAACGGCTTAAGGTCGGCGTGGACTTCTGGAAGTTCCTCGCGGAACTGTGGGCCGAACCAGCGGACGGTGAACCGCCGATGGAACGCGGCCACCGTCTCGAACCCGAGAACATCCAAATCACACTCAAAACGCTCGGCTTCAACCCCGTCGATTGCGTCACCGACTGCGGTATCTGGGAAAGTGACGACGATGACCGTATCGCGTGCAGTCCAGACGCCTACGAGAACACTGAGAAGCCGACGTGGGCCATCGAATGCAAGTCGCTCGGCTCCGCCTACCATTTGCAGACGGTAGTGCCGTGGATGATGCACACGGACGCCATGAGGTCTCATATCGCCAACCTCAAGCCTGAACTGGTCGAGGTCATTGAACAGGTGTTACCCGAGTACACGCTCGACAGCAAAGCTACCGGCTTCGACTTCATCCCAGACCAATACAAAGCACAGGCACTCCAGTACTTCGTCGTATGCGATTCGCTGGAAGTCCTGTATTTCTCCATGTTCGACCCGCGCGTGGTAGGAGCCGCACACCATCAGGTCATCCCCGTATACCGCAAGGACATCACCGAAAAAATCGCGGAGCATAAGCGTAGCCAGTTGGCCACGCTCCATATCTCCGATGTGCTGGCCGATGCTCTGGGGGTGACGTTCTAATGAAGGCCGCAACGATTCTTGAAAGCCATGACATGTTCGCCCTGTTTGACGGATGCCCCACGTGCAACCGGAAGGACGCCGCTTATCTGAGCACGTGCCACGTGTACGCACAGCAGATGGGGCGTAGGCTCCGTATTGTGCTGTCGGGAAGCCCCACCGCCAGAGGTATACGCGCCATCGCCAAAGACCAAGGTGTAACCGTGCGCTATCCGATGATCTTGCTGGACGGATTGTTTTACTTCGAGCCGCAAGACATCAGCCTTGACGATTATCTAGCGGACGACGACGAACCCGAAGAAGAGGAGGAACCCAATGAAGAATAACACTCTGGCCAGCGACGTGCTGGAACTGTTCGACAGTAACCGGATCACCGCGAACAGTCTGAGAAAGTTCGTGATGGAAAGCGTTGCCGACTTCCTCGGAGACAACAAGCACGACAAAGCGTGCGGCAAACTGTTCGACCGTTGGTATCAACACGTGCGCCGCTCCATCTGGATCGGTGCCGCTCGATACGCCCTGCAACAGCACGGGTTCGGTTACGCCGAAGCCACCAACGAGGCGAAACAACTCTATGAAGACCTGTACGCGGACTACAACAAGCGGTATCACTGTTGGCGTCGCCACGAGGAAAGGAAAACCGATGAAGACTAATTGGTGGTCTGCCGTGCTTTCAGCTGGAATCACGGCTGGATACGTAACCACCGTCGTACAGCTTTCGCCCGGCCCCGGCTACGTGTTTTCCGCGCTTCGCCGCAAGCTGACCGTAAAGACCGAGAACCTTCCCAGCTCGCTCCCAACGTGGGCCAAGGATTACGCGGATAGTCTCGGGGAACTCGCCTATTGCGGCTGGTGTCTCAGCCCGTGGGTGTCGCTCCCCATGTGGGCTATGGCAGCCAAAATCAACCGGATACGGTTCGGAGTCAAATGGGTGGCCGGATGGATAGTGGCGGCTAGCGTTGCCGCGTTCCTCCGTCACTCCGCGGAAATGGGGGTGGCATGATGTTCACCAAGCAGCAGGTTCATGTTCTGCCTATTCTTTGGGTGGCTAGACGCCCGGTCACTAACGAGGAAATCGAACATATGGCGGTCTTGGTGAAATACTGCGACACTCCTCAGGGGCTTAGGTCACGCATGGTTGATCTTGAGCGTTCGGGTCATGTGTATCGCGTTGACCGGAAGGGTGTGAACAGTAGGCACCGTCATTGCTGGCGGTGGACTCTCACGGAAAACGGTTATGACGCGGTTCGTGATTTGTTTGCAAAACAGAAACCATGTGATATAATGGATATATCATACATTGTGAGGAGGTGAAACATGCGCAAGCAAAACAAAATCAAAACAGTAATCAACGGTCAAGAAGTCACCGTGGAACAGGACAGCCAGACCGGCCAGTTCTACACCCGGCAAACCGTCGGCAACATCCCCGTTGACTACACTACCATCAGCGACAACGTGACCATCGGCCAGTGCATCAAATACTGGCGTATACGCCACGGGTACTCACAGGCGGAACTAGCCGAACGAATCGGCGTCGCAAGTCCGAACGTGGTAGCCATGTGGGAAACCGGACGCCGCAAACCGCAAAAACAATACCGGTTGCGACTGGCCGAACACCTCGGATACGACATCCTGACAAAAGACTAAAAGAATAGTCTGAAAATCTGCACCATTAGTCCAATCATCATCACACCAAAGGAGCAATAAATGAACACCATTAACTATCTGACCTCGATCATCAACCTCTTGCAGAAGGCCCCGCAGGCACAGGGAATCATCGACACCCAAGGACTAGGACAGGAACTCACGTTCGGCCAGATCGGGATTAAAGACGCCAAAGCGTTCCTCAAACTCTACGACGTTCTTGGCAGCGTTGAAGGCGTTAAGATCACGGCCATTCATGAATGCAAGACAGACACCGATAGGCAATATTTCTTCAAACTCGTCTCTCCGATAACCTTGTACTTCTTCCACTGCGAAGGAGTATCCAAGTGAGCAAAACAAACCCTGATATCGAAACCCGTATGAAGGTGTTCCACCGTGACCACGGCAGATGCTTCATCTGCGGGAAAACGTTAAGCGCCTCCGCGTTCAACCTGCACCACCGTCGTATGCGCTCGCACGCTTGGGAAGGGTTGAACCTACCCAGCAACCTGATTACTGTATGCGGCTCGGGAACAATGGGATGCCACGGGCGTATACACGCTCATCCAAAGGAATCGTATGAGAACGGTTGGCTGGTCAGCGCCTACAATGACCACCCAGAGGAAGTCCCAGTGTTCAGCGAATACCGAAAACGAAAATTACTCTTAAGCAACTAAAAAAAGAATCAGCCCGGTACCAGTCATCAAGACCAGTACCGGGCTAATTCAATTGGTCATCACACCATCGCTCGAAAGGAGCAACACCAGTGTATCACTTGGAGATGCCTGCGTAGTGGACGCCGAACATTCCAGCCACGCCGGAGCCGACCAGAGCGCAAGCGCCACCCATCACGGCAACCCACGACGGCACGTCCGGCACGGCGCTCACGAAACTCAGCACCGCGCCAGCGATACCAATCAGACCGGAAACCAGATACGCCCACTTACGAGTCGCGGCGTCGAACGTCGGCACGTAATCATCATTACCGTCCGGCACCTCATTCGTAATCACGGTGTCCTTGACCGGTTCACCAGTATTCATGCTCATAACAAAACCTCCTATTGAATAGTCTAGTTGACGCGAATCGTCTGGCCCGCGTAGATCACATCAGGATTAGCGATACCATTCAACGCCACCAGATTGGAAACACTGGTACCGTACTGGGCGGCGATACCGCTCAACGTGTCACCGGGCTGGATAGTGTACATCGTAACGGACGGTGACGGTGACGGTGACGGTGCGACGCCCGGCACTTTCAACACCTGACCCGGATAAATCAGATTCGGGTCGGCAATACCGTTAAGCTGCTGGAGAGTCTGCCACGAAGCCCCGTACTTGGCGGCGATACCACTCAACGTGTCCCCCGACTGCACCATATACGTGCCGCTACCGGGCTGAACCGTATTGGCAGTCCCGTTGATCTTCAGCACCTGACCCGGATAAATCATATTAGGGTCAGACAGATCATTAATCTGCGCCAACACCTGCCAGCTAGTCCCATACAACGACGCAATACCACCCAATGTATCACCGGAACGCACGGTGTACGTGTCAGACGCGGGAGTAGAAGGAGCAGGAGCGGAAGGCGTCGGCACGTTGGTCACACTCGAATGACCCGCCTTATATGCGTTCCACGTATTCACATCACCATAGAACTTGTCGAGGTCGAGACTACCTGAATATCCGGGCAAACGACCATTACCCGAATACTGGCGGATAGCGCACGCATACGCGCCCTCGTTCCACGGCGTATCCTGATACCCCGTAACATCCATATTCGCATACTGGGCTACCCACAATCCACGATCACCAATGTTCTGCACGTCGGTAAGCATGGACGCGCCAGTGTAGACGATAGGCTGGGAGCCTGTACGCTCGTACACGCGGTCACAGAACGACCTAATCCACTGTTGCGCGGCAGCGCCAGACCCGAATAGTCCGTTACCCTGTTGCTCCCAGTCCAAACACCATACGACCTTGCCGACCCAATTCGCGCAATTGTTCACGAAGTAGTCGGCTTCGGAGACCGGGTTACCGCCGTTGGCGTAATGGTATACGCCCACACACTTTCCCAGACTCAACGCCTGTTCCACTTGCCGAGCGCAATCCGCTGACACGTACCAGCATCCCTCTGTCGCCTTGCTGATAACAAAATCACACGGTACGGCAGATAAGTCGATACCAGCCTGCCAATTACTGATGTCGATACCGTTCAAAGCCATCGAAACTCCTCCTATAGGCTGATGTTAGAAGAACCGCCACGCCATGCATGAAACATCAGGACGTGGACTATGAACGAGACAACGGTGAGCAGCAATACAAGGGTCAGACACCGTTCGGAACGTCTCATAGGATCATCTTATCATCAGCCTTATCATCAGAAAAAAATAACATCGCTGACACTATGCGTGAAACGGTTTCATACACATGGACAGACTAGTCATCATCTCCGGCCAGTTCCTCAAGCGATGCAATACGGTCACGTAGCTCATCGGGCAACGACGGTTTAGGATGATTCTCCAAAAATTCAGGTTCGATAATCTCGCAGAACTTGGACAGCCAGTGTCCCAACGCGCGAATATAACCCGTCTCCAAGTCAATGGTGTATTGCAGCTCATCCCGGTTCTTGATTAGCGCGTCTATCTTCTGGTCTTGCGCGTCTATCTGCCGTTTCATATCACCTTGCGCAGAGACTAAGGCTTGATATGCGCTGGTGAGGTCTGACCGTCGGTTGGCTAGCCATGTTATGAGTCCTCCGAGGGCTACGCCGCCTACGCCGATGATTGCCGTGAGAATATCAGTCATAGTCTCTATCTTAGACAATGATGATAATGCTCATGGGATATGGGAGTATGTCGTTTATCATGTGAAGAACGGCAATTGGTGAGCTTCGTCGTTCCGATTCTGAAGAACGTCGAGGCGCGAGCCGAAGGTGGTATGCCGGTGTGACCGGTTCGGTCGGCGTATTACTGCGCGAACCCTATGAGAGAGTTGACTCGCAGCGGCGTATTGGCATTCAGTGCCTTACTGAGATTAAGTACGATAAATTTGTTCTGTCGCATGACCCCGTTAATCCAGATGCTAGTAGTATTCCAGTCTCCGTTCATAACACTTACACACGGGTTATCAAGATTCCCGGTGACGCCGTGCTGTTGCGCGAGAGTTTCCAATTCACTCGGAGAGTATAGTTCTGGGTTCTGCGTAGAGTTCGACGGTCTGATAACCTTTGAATGAGCGAAGACAATCATTTCTTGCGGCGTATCGGACGACTCCCACGCATTGTCGTTTCTTACATAATGGGCATTATCGGCCATCGTCACAGCCTCCTGCCCGTCCACCGCGTCAATGGTGTTAAGCTGATTAAGGTCACGCGCCATCAGAACCGCGTTATTACGAATCATCGGGGCCGCATCCGACGCGACACCGGCGTTCACCTTGGCAATCACCAGACCGTTGATATTCGAGTCAGGCGTACCAGCGGCGAACACTTCGAGCTTGCCGCGCGGAGTCGTACCGTGCGACTGTGACGGGTCTTCCACCGTAACCGCGATCTTATAATCGTTGGTTGAGTCCGCCAGTTGCACCGTCGTATTGGTGGTGATGGCGTAAGTGTACGCGCCGAGACCATCCCACGGGCTGATGGTACCGCAATGAGGTTTGACCGTAACGGTCAGACCGCTCACCGTGACCAGAGGACTCGGGGAACCGTAACGGATTCCAGACAAACCATTGAACGCGGTACCATCGGACGGCAGAAGCAGAGGATTAATGGCGTGCCTGTAATCGTCAGCCGTATACTGTGGGGAACCGTTCTTCGCGGTAAGCGGGTGCATGATAATAGCCATAATCAATCCTCCGAATCGTCTACACTCATTTTATCCGTGGTAGAGGATAGTTCGTCAACCTTAGCCTTGAGCGCGTCCAAGTCATCCGCCACCTGTTGAGCGAGGCGGAGCGCCGCCACCCCCAGCATGGGATAGTTGATGCCCACCAGACTGCCATCTGCACCGTATTCGCAGAAGAAACCTAAACCGTTTTCATCCATATCGTCGGCTATCATGCCTACCATCGGCTGCGAATCATCAAGATTCAGGTTCTTGTCATCCTTCATCCGGTAGATGCACCATTTCACCTTGCGGAGAGCGTCAACGGGGATGTAGTTGTCTGCGTCAACGATATCGGTTTTCACGGCACGAATTGATTGCGCCGTGCCCATAGTGCCGTCGGACAATATCCACGCGGCCCGCCATTGGCCGGACTTAAACAAGTTGTTGTAGGCGTTGCCGGTACCAGTACCACCACGGTTCGGAGCCAATACCCCCCAGTTCCATTCCTGCGTTTTAGCGTCAATCTCGGCACGGGTGTAACTGTTGCGGGCAATGCTTTCCTGCACCCGCTGGTCAAGATTGTTCGTCAACGTCTGCACTTCCTCATACATGGCCGTGATCTGATCGACCATAGGTTTAACGCTGTTGACGATGCTCGGAGGCAGCTCCTGCAACTGGCGTTTGATGTCCGAGAACTGGCGTGCCGTAGCGTCCGCGCTATCGAGACTGAACTTGAATTTGCTCGTCATTATCGTCCTCCTGTTGCAATGTAGGTGTGATGGTCCACGCCTGACTGAAATCAATCTCATACCCGATGATACGGGCGGTACCGTGGTTATGGTCGGGGAAATGCTCGGCGTCTTCCTCCACAGTCCATGCGATAAGGTCGCCCGGCTTCCACTCCTCATACACCATTGGAGCGGATAGCAGGCTTAAGCCCATAGTGATGGTCTGGGTACCGTTCTGCATCTGCAACAGCGAGGACTTGGCATGTTCGTTCAGCGTACTCTTATACTTGATGCTGGTTGACGGTTGGAACACATATTCGAGCCGAGGCCGGTGGGGTTGTTCTGCGATCATCCAATCGGATTGCGGACGGTCGCCCGCGTCAGCCGTACTCACCGCCATGACAGCGTTAGCACCATATCCGTTCGTATAATCCTCCAACAAGGTGAACGTGGTCATAACGCTTTCATCGAACGTTGTGCTTGGCGTGGTGGAACCGATACGGTCGGCTACCGTCATGACAGGCTCATAATGACCGTCATTGATGGCACGCCATGATGTACACCATTCAGGACCGTTCAACACGTTGGCGAGCTCCTGCAATACGCTTAGCAGGGTCTTGTCGCTTTCGGCCTCATACGTGCGGTCACGTTTGATGCGACTCGGGGACGCTTCGACAACGAGATTGAAACGATGGTTTTTAAGCGTACTGGTCACGAGGTCTTCCACGATCTCGCACTGGTCACGATTAGTGTACGTGTGATCCTGTACGTACACGTTATCGAGATAGTGTTCGACGGTTGCCAATGTCAGAGTCAAACCGTCACCGCGCATTGCACGCTCGCGTTTGACCACGATACCGCCCCACAACACGGTGGATTCGCGCACCAGTAGTATGGCGGCCTGATACGGTGTGGTGGCTTCATCCCAATTGCGGGGAGCATTACGCCACGGGAGCATGGCCGTTTCACTGGTCGTTTCCTCGAAACGGTACGTCAAATGAGTCAGTTGAAGGTCTGGGAGTTCCGCTATCACCGTACCGTCATCCAACGTGACGGCCACGAACTGCAAGCCGGAACGCTGCCATAATACACGCTCCGTGCCCGAGGATAAGCCGTTCGCCTGCGGCAACCGGTTAGAGATAAAAGACATCCGAAACCTCCTTAGATGTAAGCCGGGTTGAACGATACCGTCATACGCGCGTTACTCGATGGTTCCTCGGCGCCAAACATCCAAACATTCTCCCCGATTTCCGTGTAACTCCATTCACGCCGGACCACACTGCCACGTGCCGGGTCTGTACCATCAACAAGAATCTCGTGTGTGGCACCGTTGATAAGAATGTAATGGCCCTCGCCCAAACTAAGGTCGAACGCCATGATATGCCCGCTCGGACTATGCTCAACCTGCGGGTTGACAACAGGCCCATCGATACGAATAGTCACCGGACTTGGAGCACTACCAGTGTTAGTGAGGCGCACGCTACCCGACACGGTTGCTTCAGACCATACCCACGTTGACCCCTTGCCGGTGTTGATATCCTCGAAGTGATAGGGGAACGTCATACCGCCCTGAGAGCGTGGCAGATCAGTATTGCCGCTCACTGACTGCGTATCGTACAGATACGAGTCCAAAGCGGTCAACCCGATACTGAATTTAAGGATGTTGACGCCAGCCCACTCCACCAATGGGGCGGAAGACGATTGCATGACCTGCACTTGACGGCTGATGTTCCCCAGTTGCACTACAAGAGACTGACTGGTGATGTTAAACGCCCGTTTGAAGGCGTCCCATGCGTTGATACAGTTTTCCGTGCATTTGCCGATAATATGCCCCTCAATACTGATCGAACGGCCCTGAGCCACGGGAATATTGCTAAACCAACCGTCCGACCATGCCTTGTCTTTGGTTTGCAAGGTCGAGCCAACGCCGTCGAACAATCCTGAGACGTTCTGGAACGTTACGTGCCACTCGCACCCGTATGAGTCGGTTCCATACAAGGGGAACCCGTTCAGGGTCAGACGAACGTCGCGCGGGTCAAGGGTAAAGATAGTCATACCCTCAGTCTACCCGCGCGGCTTGTCACACGTAATGGAAATTAATCACCCTCACGGTTTCCCGTGCCGCCGCGTTCGGGTCAAGAGCGTTCACCGTGATAGGCGCGCTCACACGCGGGCCACTAGTCGCGTTCATGGGCACCGGACTGGACATGACAGGCATTGGCGTCACAATGGACGAAGGAAGAAGCGAATTCACCATGTCTTTCACCGGTCGAGTGGCCGCACGCTCGTTCTCTGTTACGCCACGGCCAAGACCAGCCGGAATCATCCGACCGATTTCACGGTCGAACACCTTCGACGGGGAGTGGATGCCCAGCAGGCTTTTGGCACCGTCGATGATACCGCCAACAGCGTCTTTAACCGCTGAAATGGCTCCGCCGATGGCGTTCTTAATGCCGTTAACCAGACCTTGAATAATGTTCTGGCCTGCGCTCAGCAACCATGATCCTGCTCCGCTGAACACGCCCATGATACGGCTCGGAATACTGGTGATGAAGCTCATCATGGAACTAACGCCACTGCTGACAGCACTGGTAATACCACTCCATGCACTGCTTACCGTGCCCTTAATGCCGTTCCATACAATGCTGAAAATACCGATGATAGCGTTCAGAACGCTTGAGATGATGCCTAAAACTGCATTGATGGCACCGGAAACGATACTTTTGATACCGTCCCAGACACTGGAAGCGATATTCTTGATTCCCTCCCATACTCCAGACCAATCACCGTTAATCGCTGCCAATACGGTGGTGATTATCGCGTTGATAACGTTCATAACCGATGTGACAACCGTCTGGATGAATGGGAAAACCGCGTTGATGACGCCTTGAATGCAAGTGCCCCAGATTTGGAACACTGATTGGATGACTGGTAGCACGGCCTGAATCAACGCAGCAATGTTATTAATCACCGGCGTTACAGCAGTCGCGATGACGCTCATAGTTTGCATGATGTTGCTCACGATAGTAGACAACACTGGTGCAATGGTCTGGATTGCGGCCGTGATAATAGGCATGATGGCATTACCGAGATTCTGCAAAGCACTCATTAGCGGCTGGAGTGCCGGAAGCAACTGAGATTGCACCATCCCCACAACTGGTTGAAACGCTGTCTGGAACGTTGTGCCTATCTGTGAGAGAATCGGGCCGATAGTCTGCACCAGTCCCGTAAACACGCCACTAAGACCACTAATGCCTTGCGCCAATATGCTGATACCGGAGGTCAACGGGCCTTTGAACTGGTCAAGAATCGTCGTACCCACACCAACCACGGACGCTTCCAGATTACCCATCGCACCTTCGATAGTGCTGGTGCTGGTCGCGGCCTCTTTAGCGGCGTCCGTCATACCCAAGTCCATTATGGCTTGGTTGAATTCATCCGCTGAAATCTCGCCCTTCTCCATCGCGTCGCGGAAGTTACCGGTGTAAGCGCCGTTCTTGAGCATGGCTTCCTGAAGTTTGCCGGAAGCGCCCGGAATGGCGTCGGTCAACTGGTTCCAGTTCTCGGTGGTGAGCTTGCCTGCGCCAGCGGTCTGCGTAAGCACCATACCCACCGAACTGAAAGTTTCCGCGTTACCACCGGCGACAGCGTTCAGATTACCAGCGGCTTCGGCCAGTTTGTCGAAGCCCTGTACTCCGTTCGCGGCAAGCTGCGCGGTCACGTTACGGATATCGCTGATGCTGTAAACAGTCTGGTCGGCGTAAGTCTGAGTGCTGGCGGTGAGCGCGTCAATAGTCCCCGTATCCAGTCCAGCGAAGTTCAGCGTGCTTTTGAACTTGTCCGCAGAGTCGGACGCTTCCACGATATCCCCGGCCAGATCACCAATGGCATCCACAGCCATGCCGATACCCGAGGATACAAGCCCGCCAACGGCACCGGCGACTACACCGAACTTTCCGAACCCGCTGGAAGACTTGCCAGCCGACTTGTCAACGTTACCCAACGCTCCATCAGCTTGCCGCGCCGACGTTTCGATTTGACGGCTACCAGATTCAATATCCTTGACGCCAGCGTTCCAATCGCTAGTGTTGATTTCTGCGTCTAGGGTCAGCGTCGAGTTTGCCATCACAAATCCTTCATAAGATTATTGATGATACTGGTTATCCTCTGGTCGCCATGTTTGGATAGCGCGGCGGCGATGCAATTGAACGTCATCTGGTATTGTTCAGCCAACCGCCACCGTTTGATACGGCGTCCCTCTCGAAGCAGTCTCATCATAAGGTCTGGGTCAACCTTGTTTTCCAACACGTCGCGGATAGCCTGCCACCCATACACATCACCCAGTTCAGCGAGGATATTAACGCTCGGAAGCGGTTTACTGGACGCCTCTTTCCGTTTGTAATCCTTCATCGCCTCCCGTTCGGCGGGAGTGAGCAGACTATCCCACGACCTCATTTATTCGCCCTTGATGTCAACCGTGATGTTTTTCGCCATAAGCCCGCACAATGCGGTCATGGCACGCTGATAGGCAAGGTCGCTACGCTTACGGGTCTGTTCAGCCCACACGGAGAATTTATCAGCTGGACTCATAAGCGATTCGACCAACGGGAAGATAATCTTTTCAGCGGTTTCCAAAGTCTCACGGTTCGCCACGCCAGCGCTCAGCTTATCGATTGTCTCCGCGTTATCCAAGATCGTGAGCATGTCCTTAGAGCCGAGCGGTCGCATGGTGTACACGGTGCCGTCAAGCTTCACGGTGAGGGTGCGGAACGCTTCGCGGGTGTCGATGCTCAAAACCGGGGTAGTCATTATTGCTCCAATCGGGTGGTATCATGAATCATGTTGCTTTTCTTGCAACCTTTCCATCCTGCGCCCGCCACCACAATTCTGGTAGCGGGCGTTCCTTATGCTCAATTACTTGATGTTGAAGTTGACCACGGTCTGCACACTACCAGCCTTGAACGTGACAGTACCCGTACCGGCCTGCTTCAGCTGAATGTCCCAAGTGCCGTCCCCGTTGTCCGTGGCGGTGGCCTTCCCGGCGTCGGCTACCGTGGCGGTGATGCTGCCAGTCGCACCATTCGGGGAGGCCACCACATTGACCGTCACATGATCCCCGACTTTGCCGGAAATGTTTGTCGGGGACGCGGTAAGCGCTGTGACCTGAACGCCACCCGTCTTGATAGTGCCGGAATCCTCGTCGTAGTACGACGGGTTATCCAGATCAAGTTCGCCCATGATGACGGCACCGTTGGCCCCGGAGGTCATCGAGCCGTTCAGCGTGACCACGAACGGCTCGTTAATCTTGATACCGAATTCGCCGCCCGCGCTGATTAGCGCCTGCGGGATACGGAAGTCCTGCGCAGACGAATGGCCATCGCACACGTTATGAATGATGATGTCACGCGGAGTGTTCGACACGCATTCGTTGGCTCCGAAACGAACCTGACCCGTCTCGGACATCGAACCGGAGATAACGCGCTTGAACTTCGCATTATGATACAGCTCCGGGAACAACATGCCGAGGAAACGAACGCTCGGACAAATGATGTTCAGCTCGAAACTCATTTCCTCATATGAGCCGTTCGGCACGTTGATGGTGCCGGACTGCGAAGAAACCTCGGTAGTACCGGGAGTCAGGGTAATGGAGCCTACTTCATCCTGCACGAAGTCGGGGCTGATTACGAGGTCATCGATGTATACGGTCTTTTTGCCGATAAGGGGATAGGAAGCCATTGTTTGTCCTTTCGTCGGGCGGGACTGCACACGCGCGACTAATGGACGGTTCCTATTCTACCGTTTCGATGGAGAGTTTGTAATCCACGTTGAATCGGATGCTTTTCACCCAGCGTCCTTCACCGTCGATGGCGTCCATGTCGATGGCGGTAGCCGGATGCACGCGGGTTGATACAAAGTCTATATCAGCTATGGGGTTGCAGGTCAGTCGGCAATAGTCATGCAGACGATTGTTAACGAAGTGCAGGAGACGGAGCATTAGACGCCCTTGTTCGATCACGTCGAAGTATCGGCTGCTGACTGTGAGCTGGTCGGTGTATAGGTCGCCGTTGATGTCTACGGTGTTAGCGTTGACCCAGATGCCCTCGGCGTTCGTAACGCTACCCGTGTCCAGTACGGGACTGGTGCCGAAGAACAGTGTTTTGCCGTAAGTGCCGAAACCCTCGTTTTGTAGGGTCATGCACATGGCCAGATCAATCATGATGTCGCTCCTATCCTAGATCGAAGTACGATTCCACACGGCTAGCTGCGGTGTCCCGCGCCCGCTTGAGGTAACGCACCTTATTCGGGTGGAGATGGTTCACACGTTCGCGGAGAGGAGCGTAAGGGACACGATCGTTGCCGAACGTGACACGCCACTTAAGCGTGGAGACCTGTTGGAAACGGCCACTGTTACGCAAAGCGCCAGACTTGTAAGGCGCGTTCTCACGGGCCATCTTGAGAATGTCGGTCATCATTCTCACGCCGCCCTTGTTTAACTGTTGGGTGGAGAGTTTACGCATCCAATCAGCGGATAACTTTAACTTGTAGCTCATATGCTGTCCCTCCCATACGGGTTTCCATACACGGTGACAAACCGGGTTTCACCCATGTCCATATCGTCGCCGCGACTTGCTTGCGTGACTTGGTACACTCTGCCATCGGAAAGTTCCAACATCAGATCAGGCCATAATTCCATGTTCTCCCGCAGATTCTCGGGGAGTGTGTCCGTTTGAATATGGAAACGTCGGCTGCTGATACGCGAACCATATTCAATCGGCTGGTCGGACTGGGTGGAATGCTTCACAATCACCTGCAAGTCGGCCAGTCGTTCGTTCGGCAGACCGGGGGCCGTGTACCGCCAAAGCGTCGCCGTCTGAACTTGGTGTGGGAACAAGCGGAACGGGTCACAGAGCGTTGCCATAAGCGTAATCACCACCCATATAGTCTTGAGCGTTCAGCCACCACGGCAATTGATGATGCTTGCGTGGCATGGACAGGATGCTACCAGTCTGAATTTCGTTGCGGCATAGGCTCCATTGGCTGATAAGAGACTGGTAAGGGGTCAACGCACGTTCCATAGCCGTTTCGGTGATTGTGGCGTAGCCAACGCTGACATCCTCGATGCTCTTGGACGTGATAATGTCGGTCTGGTCAAGAACGTTCTGGTCTGCCTCGATGATTGCCGCCAATACCGAAGATAATGGGGCTGGGAGTTTGGCGAACCCGTGTGTTCCGGTCACGGTTACTGCCGTACCCGCCGTGAGACGTTCCGTGATGGTAATGCAGTTCGCGTACTTGGTTTCGGGCGCCCATCCGTCGCTCATATCGTAGTTCACATGGAAATCGAGGTTCACCCCGTCGGTGGTCTGCACATTGGTCACTTCCGAATACCACGCCAATAGGGCTACGTGTTGACCGTCTCCTACTATGATTCCCACGTAATCATCGGTAATCTGGAATAGGGCTTTTTGGCATATGATGTTGGCGAGGTCTGCGAGCGCGGCATCCTTCCATCGCGCATAGGTCGCATCTCCCACTTGGTCGATTACGTTTGCGTCGATGTCCATGTTTGCTCCTTCCGAAAATGAGTTAGGCCCTACCACCATTCTAGTGATAGGGCCTAGTGCGGTGCAGTCCCGCTACCTTTAGGGTAGCGTGTCAGGCGGACGCCATCAAACCTGCGGCGATCAGAGCGTTCACCACCTGCGCTACTGTGCCCGACTTCGGGTCAACGTGAGCGGCCTTACCGACAGGCTGACCCTCTTCGTTGACGAAGTTGATGACCTTGACCGTGTTCACGTTGTCTTGTGGGAGGGCCTTGCCGCCGACTCTAGCGTACAGTTCGGTGTTCATTGGGAATCACCTCACTTAGCCTTCGGCTTGATAACCACGGCAGACTTCTCCGCGTCCAGACCGCCACCAGCGTAAATCTCCTGAAGATACTCGTTGGTGTTCGTGGACAATGCGAAGTTTGTGAACGCTTCGATGGACATATCGCCAACCACCGGGTAGTGGGACGCGGACATGATAACGCCCATAGTCTTGGTGTCATCCGAGTCCTTCCACCATTCCGGGGTGATGATCTGGTTAACGCTGAGGGCGCGGGCCAGAGTATCGTCACCGCCGAGAGCGATGTACGTGTTGCCGTTAGCGTTCGCGGATACCAGCAGGTCGGCCACGGTGTCAGCGTTGCACAGGAGTACCTTGTTTCCCTGAGCGCGAACCATGTGGGAGGCACGCACGAAGTCCATCAATGGGGCGTCATTCGTCATGGTGTAGGAGAGCGCGAAACGGTTGCCCTTCCACTCGGACGAAGACGAATTGTCTTCCGCGTCGGTCACGACCGAACGGAAGTGAGCCATGTCCGTGTAACCGCCGAGCGTAATCTGCCGTTCGATGGTTTGGATGATGTAGTTCGGGAGTTCCTGCAACACGTAGCGGAGCAGAGCGCCCGGACGCTGGGTGCGGCGAATATCGCCCTTGTTCAGTTTGATGTACTTGTAGGTGTAGTCTGCCTGAAGCTCACGCTTCACGAACGAAAGCGTCTGTTCCTTCTTCTGCTTGCCGTACTCGCTCACCGGGTAGCCGTGGGCGCGGGTCTCCTCGGTCAGACCAGTAATGTTGCCGCCGATGGTCAGACGGTCAAGACCGGTTTTGCGCAGCAGGTTCCACAGGCCGGAGCCGCGCGTGTTCAAAGCGTCCGAGATAGTGGTGATGGCTTCGGTCGGGATGAACTTGTTCACGTTGGTGGCGTCAACGCCGAACGATGCGGTGTCCGACATGTTACGGTTCACGGTGTCAGCCCACTCACGGTGGAACGCTTCGACACCCTTGTTATCGGACGCAATGAGGGCACGCTCGAACGCGATCATGGCGTCATTGGAGTCCAGCCACGTCTTACGGTCGTGGGAGAAGTTCACGGTACCCGACTGGTGGGCCGCATGATTCGCCTTGTTGATGATGATGGTCTGGCGGGCGTTGGAAGTCTGCACTGGTTCCTCCGGGGCCGGGGTGGTTTCCTGATTGTCAGATTCGGACTGTTCTCCGATGGCTTCGGTGATGTCATCGAGAGCGCCCTGCATGATCTCACCGATAGACGTGGTGAGCTGCTCCGCCTCGTCCGGCGTGAGCTTGAACTGGGCGATGGTACGCGCCAGCTTCTTCAGGAGTTCCGGGTTCATGGTGTCTCCATTCTTGTTGTTGCGGCTGTTGATTGCGGTGAAAGCGGCCCTTGGGTCGGCCCCACGATAAACGACGCTGATTTCCAGTAGTTCGCCATCATGGATAATACCGTCCTTGCCGGGACGCTTGTTGAATTCAACGGTGATGCTGAAACTGTTGGTCAGGCATCCGTCGGCGGCAAGCTGGCGGATACGTTCGCCTTGATCTACCTCGCTGAGTTTTGCTTCGGCCATTAGTCCGGCGTCGGTCATCCAAAGTCGGGTGATTGCACCTGCTTGGCATTCGATGCTGGGCATGTGGTCGATCAGCAACGGTAGTGATAGTTTGTCGGACTCTGTAAGGTCAGACACCAGTTTCAGAGTGCCGTCGATTAACGGCGCTTTCAGTGTCTTCAAATCTACAGTGAGTCCGTCGCACATCACTTTGCCGCTGTTGGCGAGGAAAGTCAGGATACGACCATTGGTTTCAGGGGCACCGCTGTTGGCGAAGCTCTTACGAGTCTTCATCTGTTCCCTTTCAAAACGAGTAGGGTAGTGGTGCGGTCGAACGTCCTTAATGGGCTTAATGTTCTGAACCCCATAGTAGCACGATGCGATACGTGTCCAATCCTTTGCAGTTCGGGCACTTGAGCGTAACCGTGGTGTTGCGGGCGCAGGAACCCAAGTAGCGGCCGCAACGTTTGCAATGGATGTCATACGTCATGATTCGTCCTCCACTACTTCGTAGTCTTCGTAGCACCGGCAGTTGGGGTGTCCGTTCGGTGTTTGCATACTCTCGAAGTTGTTCACGTAGGTTCTGTCGCCTATCTCTACGCTGGCGTTCTCGGCCATATACGTGTCATCCAATGCGATTCGAGTGCCTTCCATGTGATGACAGAATTCGCATACTTTTTCGTCGCCGCTGGTGCGCCATACCTTGTTCAGTCGGACGCCGAGTGTTTCGCTGAGATTGCGGGCGCTGTACAAGCTGCCGAGCCGTTGGGATTGGACGGTTTCGCAGCGGGCGATCAGTTCGGCGTGATCGTTGCCCATGCGTTCGAGTGCTTCGCGGAGGCGTTCGGCGTCCCACTGTTCCACGTCGGCACGGTTCAGCAGTTCGAGCACGTCGTTCGTAATGGTCTTGCTGGTGGACTTGGCGATGCTACGCAAGTGTCCCACGTAGGCTTCACGGACGGTTTCAGGGAGTTCCGTCCAGAAGTAGAGTTGCCGCCAATCATCTGCGGTGTATCCCTCGATGTCCACGGCAATGGAGCTTTCGGGGTGGAGTTCCGCCCACGCTGTAATGACCTGTTCCAGTTCGTAGCCGGTACGGCGTGCGTAGGCGGCGAGGTTCTTCATCAACTCGTCTTCCACGTCGTTTATCCACTGGTCTCCGATGGCTTCCAGATCATCGCGTAGCCCGTTTTGGGAGCGGCGGGCCATTCGGATTACGCGGTTCACGTAGGTGCGGGTGGCGGGGAGGATACGGGTTTCGGTTGCCGTTTCCTGCGGTTTGATATTACGCGCATATCGTTTCGCGGCTATTGGGATAGTCAGCGTCGGAGCCTGCTGGTGCAAGTCAAGGCGCTTATACGAGTCGGGGAGGCCGAGCGCGTCCACGGCAGACTCCAGACTGGCCCCCATGTTCAGGAGCTGGGTCAGCGAGTCGATACGTACCTTCTGCGTGTCGGCCTGCACCTTCTCCACGTCGGTTTGGGACGGCAGGTTGAGATCGAACGTGATGCCGTAGCCTAAGCCGCCTGTGATGCGGTCTAGCTCGAACTGCCATTTATCCCACACCGTCATACACAACGGTTTCAGCGTATTTTCGATGAACGCGCGTTCCGCCTGTTCGGCGTTGGCGTAGGTCTGCCCGTTATCGATACCTCGAATGATGTCCGGGACTGCCAGAGCGTTCGACAGTCGGTTGTTTACCACGTCGTTCACGGTCTGCAAGTCCAGACTATCGTTCGCGTTCTGGAACGGCACCCATACGAGTTTGCTGGTGGTGCTGGGCTTATGCGTCATCGGGTCAACCGGAATCATGTTGTACACGATTCCGTTGTTGTTGCCTGCACCTCGGAACGTGCTTTCCAACCGGTCGCGGTTACGCTGGAAGTCCTCAGTGTTCTCAGACACGATGCCGAGCATTCCAGCGGGTACGGCGTTGTTGCCGAAGAAGCCACGCTCATAGTCGGCGATCATATCGTCAACGTTCGCCCACTTCTTCACGGTCATTGCCGGTGCAATGCCGCGCGTCGGGTCGTTGGGGTGCTGGCTGTAGCTGAGGGCGATGGTTTCGTTTCGGGAGAATTCGTAGGCTTGTTCGCCGTCGCCCAAGTCCATAGTGACGCGATGATACCAGTCGGAGCGCGTGGAATTGTATTGGCGGCTGTTCGACGGTAGGAGCGTATAGCCGATGATGTTGTCGGCTGTAATGTCTCCGCCCGGCCCGTTGGCTGTCCAGATCAGAACATCCAAGTGAGATTGGGTGAGGATGCTGGCGCAAACGATCTTTAAAAACTCCAAGCACGAATAGGTGTCGTTGGGCGCGTAGAGTGCGGCCAATGGTGCGGGAGCCGGGTCGATACGCCTGTTCTCCGAGTCCACAGCGTAGGGGATTACCGTGCTGAACCGTTGCGCGATGGCGTTCACATACGGGAACACGTTATCGTATGTGTCGTGCAGTGGAATGGTGTTGCCGCCCATTGGCTGCCACATGTTTCCGCCCATTGGTGTGGGGGACATGCTGGGCGCATGGTTACGGTCGAACGCGCTCATAAACCCGTCACGGAGATTGTTCAGCAGGCTCACATTTTCCTCGATTCATCTAAGACCCTATGTCTAGTCTACCGGGGTGCAGGGCTTAAACCTAGCAAACGGCTACATCCCATGAGGGTAGCTTCGGCGGTTCATAACACGCCAACAGTACAGCGTCTGCAAGGTCTGGGCTGCCCAGATTCTCCCGGTCTTTGTAATCCTGCTTGCTTTCGATTTGACGCTGGTTCCTGCTGGTGATTTTCCACCGTCGCGTGGTCAGCTCGTTTGAGAGCTTGGCGAAGTCCTCAAGATTAGGGTTGATGCTTAATGATTGGAGCATGGTGGCGAAGTCGAACCATAGTTCGCTAGCAATATTTGGATACTGTTGGTCTTTGGCTTTACCGGCGTAGTTGATGGCGTCAACGGGCAGGCCGTTTGTTTTGAGCAGGTCTGTCAAGCCTCCGCCTACACCGGTATCGTCTACGCGGATGGCGACTGGCTTGTACTGGCCTGCCCGGAGTTTGATGCGTTCAGCCGTGTCCACGATACTGCTGTGCGTCCACGACTCCAGAATGCTGATTCGGTTTCCCTGTTTGATGCAGAGCGCCGTGCGGTCGTTGCCGTATCGGGCCACGTCCACGCCGAACGTCACGAGCCCGGTCAATGGTTTGCGTTGCACGGCTTCCCCTATCATGGTGTCGCTGATTAGCTGGTTATTGGTGTCGGAGTATGGGAGTCCTAGCCAGATGTGTGCGAAGTCAGCTGACTGTTGGTCGGCGCGTATCATGTCCAATACGTCTTGACTTAGCAGGCGGCGCACGTCGTTGTAGGTGGTGTGCCAATGGCATGTGTGGCGACGGCGTTCCTCCGAGTCACCCGTGATGAAGTACGTCCACACGGGGTCATGCGAGGTGAGCGGGTTCCAAGTGAAAATAAGAGTACTGTTGGGGCGGCGTATCGTCGGTATAAGCGTGGTCAGACTTTCCTTGCTGATGGTCTGCGCTTCCTCCACCCAACACACGTCCACGCCCTCGATGCTCTTTATCGATTCCAGATTATTGTGCAAGCCACGGAAGATGAACATGCTGCCATTGATATGGCGGATAGCGTCGCGCGTCACCTCGAAGCCCTTCACACCGAACGATTCGATGATGTCGGCCAGCAGCTTATGCACGGAGTCGGTGATACTGTTCTGGAATTCTCGGGCGCACAACACCGTGATGGGCTGGGTTGCGGCGCGAAGTATGAGACTCTGCGCAACGCTCGTACTCTTTCCCGAAGCGCGGCCACCGGAATAGCAGTAATACCGGTATGGTGGCGTCTCCGAGTGGAGCCACCACCATAAGTCCCGGTAGGGTTTAGCTATTTTCATACCCTTAGTCTAGGGTCTTCGCCCACTTGATAACGTGGCGGGTAATAAGCGGGTAGACGATAGTTTCGTAGATAATCGCGATGATAATGTTAGCTGTCACCATGCGGGGGATTACGGAGAGCGGTACCATGCCGATGAACATCAGCATGTTGAAGATGGTTTTATCGCAGAACTCTCCCACGATGGTGCTGAGGAAACAGCGAAGGAATACGAAACGTTCGCCGTTGATCTTGTGCATGGCTTCCATGATTGCCGTGTTGGAGAGGCTACCAACGATGAAGCTGATACCGGAGCAAACGAGCGCTTTCGGGGTGCTGCCGAGGATTAATGCGTATGCCTGCTGATTGGTGTAGGTTTCATCGGCGGGGAGTGCGATGGCGGCCATGAAGATCAGGAATACACAGAGGTTTCCCGCGTAGCTGATTATGGCCGTTTTCATGGCGTTTTTGAAGCCGTAGCATTCGGCCATAACGTCGTTAACGATGTAGACGATGGGGATGGTGATGATCGCCGCGCAGGATGTCAACCCGAATGGTGCGGGGATGGTCTTGGTTACGATAATGTTGGACGTGACTAGGGCAAGGGCGCTGATTAGGGTCAACGTCCAGTACAGTGTTTGCTTCTTCATTGCTGGTTACTCCTGACTTGCTAGATTCTTATATTGGGTAAAAACATATTTGGCTTGCAAGTAGCCGTGCACGATGTTGGCGCTTATTGTTTTCAAGTTGTATAACTCTGCGGCCGGACGTAGCAGTTCACGTACTTGCTCGTATGCTTCCGGTTTGAGTTGCGAGCAATGATGCTGACCTATCGTCCCGAATCGCATTCCGCTGCTCCATGAGCTTGAATCGGCGGTGTCAGCCAAGTGGGCCACATGCCTCAACGCCTTCATCTCCGTACAGCCCAGTTCATGAATTCGCAGACTGGGTTTACGATGCATGGCGTATTCGGTGAGATGCTTCACATAGTATTCCGCTCCGTGTTTCGCGTTCATGCGGAGTTCGGGCACACTGATGGCAATATGATCGTAGGTGTCTATCAGGAAGTCTAAGCCGTCACGTCCATCAGGGATATGGTAGGGGTGGATGAAGTCGAGTGTTGGGAAGTTATCATAGAGTTCCTTTCTTAGGTCGTCGGTCTTCTCGCAGCCGATGATTCTTTGCGTATCGAAGTCCACAAAACTCGTATTCGAGCAATCCCATGTTTGAAGCATGAGGCGTATGGTCTTCATGTATTTTTTCAGAAACCCGCGAATATCCTTGTAATCGTAGGTTCGGTTTCCTTGCGCGCCGAACATGATCGTGAACAAACCGGAGTCGATTATGACGTGTTTGAACTCCCCATAGTATTGCCATTCGGGTATGGGTTTATTCGGCCACGGGTAGGCGGTAGAAAGAATGTAATTCACGCCCAACGTTTTCATGATAACGAGATCACGTGATAGGTTGGACGATAATGCGAAATGAATCTTGATGTCACTCATTGATGTTGAACTCGTGTCCGCATTCGGGGCACACCACGGTTTTTGATTGGTGAGCCGGTTCGGTAGGGGTTTCGTCTGGTTGTTGACTGTCAAACAGTTCGTCCAAGTCCTTAAAAGTGTTGAACCCGAACTCTTGCATGTCGAATTCGGCTGCGAGGTCGTCAAGTTCGACATTCAATAGTTGCGTATCAAAACCGCTGTTCATCGTCAGTTTATTGTGGATGAGGGTGTATGCCTTGCGTTGCGAGTCGGTCAGATCATCAAGGCAGATTACCGGGCACTCTTCGATATTGAGTTTCTGCAAGGCGAGCACCCTGCCGTGACCTTCCACAATGACCGGCGTACCGTCCTTGTCATGCCAGACGGCCACAGGGTCATTCATACCGAACTCACGGATACTTGCGGCGATTTGTGCCACCTGCTCGTCTGGATGCTGTTTCGCGTTTCGAGCGTAGGGAATCAGGTCACTGGTTTTCATGGTTTGGACTTGCAAGCGTGGTTTAGTCATTATTCACCGTCTTTCTTGTTTTCGGGGTTATCATCGAACGGTTCCAACACGATGCGCGGTGGCTCGTAGCCGGTCACGTTCACGTCGGTGGACTGGTGCGGCTTACCGTCCAGCCGGTCGATCAGGTCGGTGGCGACTTTCGGGTTCTTTTCCGCGTCCAGAATATGCTTGACCGCGATACGTTGGATCATGGTTAGGTTGGGGTCTTTCGCTTTCTCCTTGAATTCTTTTGCGGAGAGTTTCCCGTATTCGCGTATCCACCGGGTTGGGCTGGTGTCTTTAGTCCATGTGCCTCGGTCTTGCGGGCGTTCTTGGAAGCCGCCTTTGCCGGTTGGGTTGTTTACGCCTCCGGTGATTCGTCCGTGTGCGTCTCGGGTTACGTTGCTCATAAGGGGTATTTTATGCTTTCTTGGGTTTAGTTTGTTGTTGGTGTTGGTTGATGATGTGTTGTATTTCTTCCGGGGTGGTGTTGAGTAGTTGGGCGATGTATTCGGGTTGGTAGTGTTTGCGGTGCCATTGGAGGGCTAGTTCGGTTTTGTGTTGGCTGAGTGGCATGATGGTTCCTTACGCGAGGATGTAGGTTATCAGGAGTTTGAGCAGGGCTATGGTGCCGGTGGTGATGAGTAGGACGGCTAAGGTGATGAGTAGCCCGCCGAGAATGCGGCCTAGCTTGTAGCCGGGTGTGGTGTTGCGGAAGTAGTCGAATTCGTTTGGTTTCTTCATTGGTTTGGCTCCCATGTGATTGTGAGGAGTACGCCGGTGGGTGTGTTGTCGGCGTATCGTTTGTGGCTGATTACGTCGGTGATCTGGCAGTCATCATGCCAGATGTGGGTTTCGGTGATGGCGTCGTATAGGGCGCGTTGGAGTTTGTCGATGTCTGGTTTGACGGTGGGGTGTTTTCGTTTGTGTGGTGGGATTGTTTTGGGGCGGGGCAGATAGAACGTGGTTTCTACCGTGATGTATGAGTCGTGTGGGATGGTTGGGTGTTTGTGTCTGAGGATGGCGTCTCTAACGTGGTCGCGCCACGGGCGTTCCTTCTTGTCCATTGGGATGAGGCGGGTGACGGGTTTGCCGGTGGTGCGGCTCCTGCCGGTGACTGGACGGTAGGAGCCTTTACTTGCGGGTATGCCGGGGATGAACAGGCTGAACGAGAATGGTTTGCTGGTCATTGGTTGACCTCCTCCTAGTGTTCTCTCCTTTTTGGTAGTTGGGGCAGATTATTTCAACCAGTTGGTTTTTGGTTTGTTGAGTTTGTATCCGCAGTAGGGGCAGGTCACGTAATATGTGCCGACAACCTCTCCGCAGTGGGCGCATTCCACGTATCGGATCGTCTTGCTCATTCGTTTACCGCCTTCCGCGCCAGTGCGAGTAGTTCCTTGGCTTGTCGGATATAATAGTCTTTCTGCCATCCGGGGAAGCAGTCTCCGCGATACCATGCTTCTTCTTCGCCCTTTTCCACATATTCGTCGTCATACCTTTTGCAGCTGTCCCAGTAGAGCCGTTTCGCCACGGCTTCGATCTCGGCGTCAGCCGGTGGTGCGTTGCGGCCGCGCAGGTACGCTTCCTGTAAATCGTCCGTGTCGCAGTAAAACTGTTTCTTGACATGCGTTTCACCCAGTAGCGGGTCGGATACGCCTTTTCAGCTTCATCCTCTGCAATGCTCATTCCTACATCTTCCTTTCGTTGTTCCTAGTTCTTGCCGCTGCTCATGTTTATGCCGCCCCATATGCCTTGCAACGGGTAGCCGTTTATCAAGGCAAGTTCCTCCGCGTACCGTGCGCATTCATGGATAACCGGGCATGTGGAGCAGGTTTTGAGGGCCAACCGTTCCTCCCTACGTGTGGTGGGGAAGAATAGGTCGGGGTCCATGTCACGGCACGCGGCCTTGTTACGCCAGTCGCTCAATTCAATTCCTTAACAGCCTCATTGGCTAGTTGTCGTTTACGTTTCCGCTTCGCCTCATACTGGGCGTATTTCTCGGGATGCTCCAACATCCAACGGCGATGGTATTCAGCCATCTCACGCCGATGGGCGGCGGCATACTTACGACCCGAAGCCCGAGCCTGAGCCAAATGCTCCGACCGGTACCGGCGTGAATACTCATTGCGTTTCTCACGATTACGAGCGTTCCGCCGATTCGCCAGATCACGCAGATGCTGCGCATACTCGGGGTCGGTTCGCCGCCGTTCCCTGACACGACAGTTCCGGCACATGCCATCCTTGCCGACCCGGCGCATGCCACCGCACCAATCGCATTTCGGATGACGTTCAGGTATCAGGCCGGACAGTTCGCCGCCGTTCCGGCAATAATCGATGAACTCCTCATCGGTCATGTCATCAACGTTCACAGCCACACCTCCCCATTAGTGAACCTGCGGAACAACACAGGGTCGAGCTTGTACAACGCCCGACGAAACTGCGGGTCCGGCAGAACAGGATGAACAACAGGCTTACTGCTTCGGCGGTTCGCATCGCGTCCAACCTCCCTTATCGTCCAGAAGCACTCAACCATTACTTTCCTTCCTTTTCGATTTCATTGATCTTTTCGGTGAGGACTTCGAGCACGTCCACGCGGTCTCCCCACTTGAGTTTCCGCCAGAAATGTTCAAGATCAGCCCAGTTCTCGGACTGAAGGATGCCAAGAAGCCTGATTGCCTGAGCTTCGAGAATGTCGGCGTTCCGTTTGCAGCACGCGGCGAAGAACGGCACATTATGCGTGATTGCGTCATTAATGAACCAGACCGCCTTCTTAAGGTCTTTGACACCGTTCTTGTGCTGCCATCGGAAGCAATACTGCACGGCTTGACCCCAGTCGCTTGAGAGCATTCGGCTGAGTTCGATGCACTCGAACGGGCCGTCCTTGTAATGCTTTGGATGGTTGACTTTGTCACTCATTTCGTGTCCTCGCTTTGATTCGGTACTTCCGTGGGCATGTTGCCGGTGTAGCCGAGCAGG